GTTCGTAAGACTCAAAATCCTAGAAAAAGGAGGTGGGCAATGCGTTCAACCCTGCCCGTTACGTTACCGCAACACCTCCTAGATCATCTTAGGCTACGCCGAACGCGCCGAGCGGATCCGACCAACCGAACGAGTAACGCTCACGGCTCTTATACCGTACGTTGCCCGTGTCGAAGTCGCCGTCCATGCTGTTCTGGAGAGCCACACGCTCAAACATCTTCAGGCCGTTCGGAACGTCCGTGAGAATGTAATAGCCGTGGGTGTCGGTCAAGAAGTGGTTCACTTTGAACCCTTCGCTGATCGTGCCCATCGACTTCAGAGCGTTGATGTCGTTGTCAGTCGTACCGACACGGAGTTCCGTGTCGAGAAGACGCTTGGCGACGAACATCTGGTTTGGCGGAACCACCAACTTGCGTGGCTTCGCAGCGATCAACAGGCCGCGCTCGTCGGTCCAAGCCGCGATCTGAATGGTAGCCGCTTCAAGCGACGTTTCATTCAAGTCTGGGCTGGTCGAGAAGGTGTTGCTGTTGGTCGCGCCGCTGACAAGCGGATGCGCCGTCGAGAACAAGGGGACGCCATCACCACCGTTGAAAGAGGTGCTGAAGCCGTTGTTGATAACAGCCGCCGCCTTGTACTGCTTGGTGTACGCCATAGCGCGAGCAAGCGCCTTGGTGTAACGCTTCGACAGTGAGTCGTACAGGTTATCTTCAATCGCTTCTTCCGTGATGGAGAAGCCCAGAGCGATGGTCTCGTGGTTGTAACGAGCGGTCCATGCTTCCTGCGCATTGTCGTACGCAATCGCCTGACCTTCGTTCTTGACCGGAGCCGCGTTGAAGCCAGAGAGTTTCGTCTCTTCTTCAAACGAACGCTCAGAGGTCTCGACCTCAAACAGTTCTTTATGTTCTTCACCGTAAGAAGCGTACTCAAGACCGAACAACGCGTTCAGGCCGGGAAGCAGTTCCTTAAGGAGTTGTGCGCGTGAAATTGCCATTTGTCATTACTCCTTAAACGCCGACAGCGTTCGTGTAGCTATGGTAACCGAAGTTCCAAGACACGATTGCTTCTGGATAACCAACAAACGTCATATTAACCGTAGCAGCCGCAGTGATTGAGTTAGCAATCGTTACAGCCGTACCGTTCACGTTTGTCACATAGTTATAATCACCCGGATAACCACCGGCTGTGTAACCCGTACCAGCCACGTTTGATACAATGACTTGCATACCAGCCTGAAGGCCAGTAACCGCAGAAGCCAAAGTAATAGCGGTGGTAGACGAAGTACCCGAACCAGATAGCGTAATCGCCGTATCTGGGACAAGTTGGACGATGCGGAAAGGAAGCGTCGTAGCAGTACGAACAATTCCCGAACCGTTAGACGGAGCCGTAGGCGAAGTCACACCAGCCAAGGAGTCACCCGATGCAGTCGTACCCGTACCCACCGCAGCGGCAGACACGTTTGAGCCAACATAGGCTTGCGAGATATACCCAATCGCAGTCAGTGCGTTAGACGCACCGGCTGAAGACTGAGCAAGACACGCAACACGGAAACACGCTTGAGGATCATCGACTACGTAGCCAATGATATCTTGCGCGACAGTGTTAGCAGGGTAGTACTGGTAACGGTTTTTGCCGTAAATCGGACCATTCGGGGATGAGAACTCAGCGCCAACGAAAATACCGACGTTACCCGGATCGGTAATCGTTGCAGCGGTACTATAAGTAATACCACTCTTGACAAGTGTACCAGCGGCGTACTTGACAAGATCTCCGTTAAACAAGTTCGTATTATACGCTTCAGCAATTGGAACCATACGGGTCGAACCCGAATAGACCCGACCGCCGATCAGGTTTACGGGCTTAAAGCCGTAAGGTGCTGAGACAGTAGGATAAGCCATTTAAGACTCCTAAAAGTTATTTGCCACGTCCAAAAGAGATCTGCGATTTCTTTTCAGCGAACATATCCATGTTCGACCGCTTATCTTTTTGAGACAACATATTGTTATCAACAGCCTCCAATTGACGCTGTGCTAAGTCTTGGAAGTATTTCCGCCGAGACTCAACAAGTTCTTCTGGGGCTTTGCAAAGCAATAGACCGCCAATCTCCACACCATCCGGATACCGGCTGTTGGGATTGTTGTCACGCTGGTGCATGATTTCCGGAACATCAGCAGCCTTCACAGGCTCCCAACCTTCGCGGAACATCGTAGAGACATTAGTCGGATCATTCTGACCCATCACGCTTGTACGGATGTACTTAAAAGACCATCCGGGAACGGGGGTGGGATCAGGGAGAATCGACGCAGGACTCCAAGTCATTTTCCGCTTGGACGTTTCACGATCTTCCAGTGTACGAGTCAGACGATTTTCAGCCATTGTTGCTCTCCAGTTTCATTTTCTCACGGGCATACGCTTCCGGTGTCAGACCGAGTCTTTTAGCAATTGCGGCTTCGGATGCCGTAATACGAATCTGACGGGGAGCAGTTGACCGTGCGACCGGGGCCACAACAGTACTGTTAGTTTTGCGCGGAGCCGGTGGCTCGTCGTTGTCTTGCACTTCACCGAAGTTTTCGGGGAAGCGTTTTCTTATCGTCTTATCGACTCGTTCATAGTAGTCGTCGCTTGTCGGATCGACTCCTGAACGGACCAACTTCTCATGCAGTCCCAGCGCGAGGGCGGTCATCTCCTCATCTTTCCCAAACCATTGATTCTGCTTCTGCCATACGACGGCTTTTGGGTCCGGCGTAGGCTGCTGATAGGTTTGGGGCTGTGCCTGTTGGTGCTGTTGTACTCCAGATTCTTTTTCCTGTAAAGGGCGTTGAATCTCTTGGATATCTTTCAGCTTCATTTTGGTATCGGCCAACGCCTCCTGCGCGGCCACAATAGCGTCGGAGTCACCCGCCTCAATTGCCGCCTTCAACCGATCCTTAATACGCCCAACTTCCTCCGTGACGTTCTTCGCGGTCTCTTGAACAAAAAACCGCGTGTCCGAAGTAAGTCGTTGTTTTAATTGCTTATTTTCTTCAAAGGTCTGCTGAGCAAAACGAAGAGCCTCTTCCCGTTCACGACCGGCGGCTTCCTTAGCCCGACGTTCGTCGTGGTAGACCTTTTTCATCTGCTTGATGCGGGTCTGAACCTTTTCGGAGTATTCCTCAAGGTCATCCTTCTCAATTTCCTCCACAAGTTCTTTGGGGAGGGGGGCGCGGTTTCGATCCTCCGGGGGAGTATCGTCCACAATATTCAACTTAAACTCTTCGTTTTCTTCAGTCATATAGGCTCCTTAACCTGCGCGACCGATGCCACGGGGATCCTCAACGGTCCCGTCAACACTGTCATCGTTGATGATTCGCCACTCTGTGCCGTGGATCTTGATGCGAGTACCGCTGTAAGCCCGGACAACCACGAAGTCGCCGACCTTGCACCACGGACCCGATGGGAAACGTGTCGGATCTTTGTAGGCATCGGGGCCGATCTTGGCGACAAAAAGCACGATCGTGGTCTGTTCTTCGACCCGAACGGCTTCTGAAGACTTGATAATTCCCGACTCGCCAAACTCTTCCTCGACCTTGGGCACCATGCACAGCAATTTGAACCCTGACGGGTCCGGTAATTGCTTTGCCTTGCGCTCTGCTTCAGTCAATGTCTTATCGACATTAATGTCACTCATCGTCTTGCAACTCCTCATCGTTTGCGACCCTTCGGGCCGTTTGTTTTATCAACTCAATTGCATAATCAAACCCTTGAATAAGACCGAGTGAACGGTAGTATTCCTGCTCAAATGACACGCCTTTTAAGATGTGCCCTATGATCCGTTCGCGCTGCTGTTGAAGTTTCTTGTTGAGAAACTCTGCTGCGGTATCCGTACTCATTCACTACCCCCATCCTCGCTTGGTTGATCGTCTATTTGCTGAGCGTCGTTCTCCATCTGAGTGACGTTCAGATTGTGCTGAGCTTTCTTGTGCGCCGTATCCACACCCGTCTTGACGACGTCGTGGAAGTGCTTCGACGTATTGAGTTCATGTGCGTCCGCACGAGCCGCCGCATCGGCGGCATGCTTGGACGTTTCAAGGTTATGTTTATCCGTGGTCTGCGCTAGGTTGGCGACATGCGCCATCTGCTTGTGCTTGATGTCAGCGCCCAACTTGATGCCCTCCAATTGCACCATGGTCTGAAGCTCCATCTCCTTAAGCTTCAACTCATCCGCGCGACCTGCCGCATCCATGATGTCTTTCTTGTTCTTGCGTTGCTGCTCTTCCTGTGCGATCTGCGCTGCCGCTTGAGCCTGTTGCGCCTTGATCTGCACTTCCTGCATCGCTACTTGAACCTGCTGCTGCTTGATCTGCAACTCTTGCTGCTGCATCTGGATGAGTGGATCCTGCTGCTGTTGCTGCGCTTGTTGCTGCGCGGCTTGCTGTTGGTTCTGTGCTTGGAGTTTCTGTGCCGCCTGAGCCAACAGAGAGGCCAATTCAGCCTCTGCTTGTGGCGGGAGATACCCAAGGTCATCATCGCCCTCACTCTTGCCAGACAGCGCCGCATGCGGCGGTGGTGGAAGCGGGGTACCCAACTGCTGTTCAATATCCAACCGATACTTCATGGAGACGTGCTCCATGATGTGCGTCATCGCCGCTGCCATAATGGTCTGCGCTTGCGGAGACTGCCCAATCGTTTGAGACAGAATCGGATCATGGATCATCGACATGTGGACGCCCAGATGCGACGCATGATCCTGATACATAAACGCTTTGACCGGCTTGCCGTTCATGATCGCCATGTTCTCGGACACAGGGTCCATCGGCTTCATGTCATCAACCAACGGAACGATCTTGCTGGCATTCTTGATGCCCAGCACTTCAATCATTTGTCGGTGGAGGAACGGGAGATCATAGATTTGAGGCGCTTGCTGAGCCAGCTGCATAACTGCTTGATACTGCACGACCCGTTGTGCCATTGTTGAGGCATTAGGGTCAGAAACAGGGAGAACGTCACAGCAATCGTAGTCAGATTGCTTAGCACCGCGTTCACCGATTTCGGGGTCATAGTCGTAGTCCTCCGGCGTGTTATCTCTAATTATTGCCGCAAGGAGCTTAAATTCCTGCTTCATCGCGTAATGAATACGTGCTTGAACGGCACTAATAACCTTCATGACTCGCTCAAGAATCGCGAGCGTCGTGCCTACTGGAGCCTGAGCCGACATATCCGAAATATTCAACTCAGCAGATGCAGCAAACTGCCGTCCATCTGCCACGATCTTATCCATCAGCACCATCAAGACTTGTGAAGGTTCCTTGTACGGAAGCGGAAGGATGTTGTCACGGATAGACCCCGAAGGAAGGTCCACATCGCGAAAC